GAAACCACTTTTTCAACCCAGAAATCTCAACCTGAATCAGCTATAGGGGGGGATACCATATAAATAAAAGAGACGCACCCATAATTATATATTATTTTCAATTTTTTCAGGATTTGCCTCTTTTTTTTATCGCGGGTAATATATTATACTATAGTAATATAGTACTATAGTAGTAATATAGTATAGTATGTGGAATAGTAATATAGTAGTAATATATTAATATAGTACTATAATAGTAATATAGTAATACTATAGTAATAGATAGTAATTATTATATTATCGCCCTTTCGGGCGGTTGAATTTATTATAGTATAGTTTATTTGTCAAGTAAAATATAATTTATTTTCAATAATAGGGATTGAATCGTATTATACTTTTATATTAATTTAGGGGTATGGATTACTATTTAGATGATATAGGGTTCACACTTGGAGACCAGATTGAGTTATTAAAGGTTTTAGCTGAGAAGTTCAGAGATACCGGCGATTTTGTATTCATATCCGAGATATTGATGTTAGTTGATGATATTGAGTCCCCGGATTTATTAACTTATCTTGATTTTCTACCTTTAGGCGGAGTGGCCTAATTTGTATACAAAGACGATAAAGGATACAGAGCACCGGATATACAATAATATTGACGAATTCAAGGAGCATGAGGGTGCTGGCAGTGTTTGTTCAGATTGGCGGAGTGCTAAAGAGGGGGATTGGGCTTTAACAGATGATGGACAGGTATTAGGTATTTTAAAGCGGGCGGTAATAAAGAGTACTCAATACAATAAAAAGACGCCATATGTGCGGACTTTACTTGGAACATACTATGTTACCAAGGATTACAAGTTAGAAGGTGGCCCGCCGAAGAACATTTACACATTTGGAGGTGGGAGGGGTAACAAGCAGTATCTTACTCACCGTGAACGCATGTTCGCAAAGCTTGTTGCCAGCGGCATGGAACCGCCGCAGGCATACATGCGCGCGTTTCCCACGAACTCCAAGGATTACGCTATAAAGCGTTCAAAGCTATTTTTAAGACAAAAGAGGATAAGAACATTGATAAACAAAGAGATTGAGTTACTTCTGGATGATATTGGCATTACCAAGGTATATTTACTGGAAGCGGCGAAGACAATCGTTGATAAGACCGGTTCTCGCGATTCTGACAAGCTTCGTGCTATTGAGACATTGATGAAGATAGCCGGTTTATTATCAACCGAGAAGAAAACGGATACAATTGCCATGTTTCAGGAATTCACCGGTTTTTCGAAAGAACAGCTGAAGGGTTTAGAAACGGGTATGATAGAAGCGCCTAAAGATGGTAATAGCAAAAGTTAATAACTACTGGGAATATCCTTGTTCGTATTACTGGGGTGGGTGTTTATATACCATTAAAATCAAAACACTCCCGCCGAATTAGTTCAAGGGTTTTAAGACTTGTCCATGAGGGGCTATAAACGCAAACGTAAAGGAAAATAAAAAAATGATAGGATTACGTAAGTTTAACAAGGCTGTAAACATAGCAACCACCGTTTTAGTGGGCAGGGATACCGCCCGGGACTTAAAACGGTCTACCAATAAATTACTGGGCATTAAACGCCGTGGAAAGAACATACAGAAGAAATAATAAATATTGACAATTTATCAAGGAATGCCAAATAAAAAGGCTAAATCAAGGAAAAGGTTAAAAAGACGACTTGCCGAAGAAAATAAAAAAAGAAAAAGAGAAGCTCATAAAGCCCGAAAAAGAGCTGGAGAGCTTCAATATAATACCAGCTCCTGAAGAAATGGCGAGGCGGGATGATATCCTAGCCAAGTCATACAAGGATTTAGTTTTCTTTGGCCGAGCTTTTCTGCCTCGCGATTTTCTACTCAAATCATCTACTCCCGATTGTCATTACATAGTATCCAAAAAGCTCATATCTACAAGACCCGGACAGCGTATGTGCATCATCCTCCCCCGTGGTTTTGGGAAATCAATACTCTCCAAAGCTGCTATTCTGCATAAATTATGTTTTTCTCCCGATGACAGCCAGAATTTCATAGCGTGGGTATCAGAAGAACAGGGACAGGCTATCGACCACCTGAAGTACCTGCGCAGTCATTTTGAGGATAATAAAATGATAAAGTACTATTTTGGTAATATGGATGGCGGCAGCTTCGGAAAGCGTTGGACGGAGAAGGATTTAGTAACACCCAAGGGTGACCGGGTAATTGCCAAAGGTACCAGCCAGAGACTTCGAGGAAGGGCCGAGGTAGATGTGCGTTATACCGGTATCATCCTTGATGACTTTGAATCTGAATTAAACACTAAAACCCCTGAACGCCGCCGGGAAATCAAAAAGTGGGTGGTTTCTACAATATATCCCGCCCTTGAGGAAACTCCGGGCAATGAAGGCTGGATATGGTTAGCCGGTACTATTGTCCATTATGACAGTTTTCTACAGATGACTTATGATGGGTATAAGAAAGCCATGGAAAATAAGCGTTCATATCCTTGGGACGTTATATTCCACAGGGCTATAGAAGAGGGCAAGTCCGTTTGGCCCGAGCAGTTTTCACTTAAAAAGCTTAAAAACAAGAAACGGGAGTTTATTGAAGCTGGTTTAGTGAATAAGTTTGCTCAGGAGTATATGAATGACGCTCGGGATATAACTAACGCTGCTTTTAAGATTGACCGTATTCAGCATTACAATGGAGAGCGTAAGCTAATGAACGGTTTTAATTACATTGTAGATAATGAAACTATAACCCCCATTAATATTTACATTGGTGTTGACTTGGCAGCCACAGCTACAGCTACATCTGATTATCAGGTTATAATGGTTATGGGTATAGATTCAAGCAGTAACCGTTATGTGCTGGAATATTTCAGGGAACGCATACCGACATTCGATGTTCCTCAGAAAATAGTGGATATCGCCAAGAAGTATGCCCCTGTAAGGCGCGTAACCATAGAAACAGTTGCGGCACAGGAGATGGTCAGGGATATGGTTACCCGCATGTCTGCCAATGAAAAGAGATTAACCCCCGGATTATTTAAAGGTGTCAAGCCGCCGGCTAGGATAAAGAAGGAAGATAGGCTTGAAACAACACTAGGGCCGATAGTAAACAGTAAGAAGCTTTACATAAAAAGAGAAATGACTGAATTAGTGGATGAATTCTTTGAACACCCCAAGCCTCGTAACGATGACCTCATGGATGCTCTTTATTATGCTGACTATTTTGCCAGAGCCCCGAAGTCAACCAAAATGTCAACCGATGACTTTAAAAGTCATAAAAGAAAGACAAAGAAAAGTACCGATAAAAAACTATACAACTGGTTAACCGGAGCCCGTTATTAAAATAATTTAAAAAAGACTTGCATCTATATAATATTATGTGGTAATATTATTTGATGTAGTTTAACTACAATTCCTCGCTTTTGACAAATGTACAATAATACAATCTAATGCCAAACCTGCCTAATTTCCGTAGACAGGCTATGGGTGATGTGGTGCCAGCCATGTTAGAGCCCGGCGAATTCGTAATAAATAGAAATGCAGTCAATGCCCTTGGTGTTGATAACCTCGAAGTATTAAATGATGCTGGCGGAGCTCACAGTGCTATTGACGAGCTGATTGCCTCCGCTACAGTAGCCAGTACCCTGCAAAATGCTAGACCCCCACATTATCAACAGGGTGGAGAGGTATATGGCTATCAGGGTGGTGGATTTATAGATAGATTAAAAAGAAGCTTCGTAGACGATAAAGGTTTTTTCCGTGGTGAAACTTCTGAAGCACCTGTGGGTGGTGGTCACTGGGGCCCCGGTTTAAATCGTACTCTTGAAGCAGAGTATGTAGCTAGACAAGGAAGACCCATGGATTTTGAAGGTGAAAAATCTCGTTTTCACGGTGTGATTGGTATGATGAATGACATGCGCTTAAAGAAAGAACTTGAAGGACAGGCAGCTGATTTCAGAAGGGAATTTACTCCCTACGGCCCCTCTGAAAGATATAGTGCATCTGTAAGCACACCGTCGGAAGGTGGAGGTTATGGTTTATCACTAGGCTATAGAGAAAAAGACTTTGGGCCTTTTGAAGGACAACAGGAGTTGTTCGATGAGAGATATCAATCCTTAAAAACCGACCCACGGATGGTTGGAGCTCAAGAAGCGATTCAACGAAGGAGTGAACAACCCAGTAATATAGTTGAGCTATTAAAAGGAATGGGTGGTTATCAAGGCGGTGGACAGGTAGAAAATGGAAAAAAACCTAAAAAAACTCTCGACCAACTATTATTAGAACTACAATTAATGGAGATGCATGGTAGTGACAAGGATAAGATACCCAAAGGCAGTCCACTTGAGCCAGTTTTTTCAGCGATGGGTAAATATCCTCACCATCCTAAATATTTAATTGACGGTGAATGGGTTAGTGGAAACCCAGATATGGATGATTCAACAATGATGAATGCGCCTATGCGTATGATGTTCTATACTCCAGATAAAGGATGGGTTGGTATGGAGACTATACTGGGTTATGATGAATATCAATCATATAAAAACATAGATAAGCAATCTCTAAAAAAAGAAATTGGTTTTAAATCACCTAAATCTGGTAATAATTACCAAGAGGGTGGACAGGTTTATCAAGGACCACCATATGAGCCAAGCGAGGCAGATTTTGGACGGCAAGTAAACCCATTCACTGGTGAAGAGATGAACATCGCTGAAGATAAAAAACGTATGGCTCTGCAGATGTTAAAATCATTAGGTGTCGGTAAAGGACAGCGTATTGATTCAGATGCTAGGGATAGTTTAATGGGTATGTCGGATGACACGCGTATAATTCCACCATTGCCCCCTGATGAATATGTAATGAGACAGGAAAACGGGGGAATGTATATGTCAAAGCAGCAGGTGCCAAAACTATCTCCTGCTTATATGGTTTCTTTTGGTATGGAAACACCATTGTCTAAAAGGCAAAG